GACATGGTTTAGGGCTTCTTGGTGGGGTTCTTGATGGAGTCAACCTGCCCCGCAGCGCGGGCCGCAGCGCCCCCGATGGATAGGAGGGCACCGAGCCCGGATGGTTGACTGAGGGAGGCCAGTTGGCCGTTGGCCCGGGATGTCGCGGCGGTGCCCCCGAAGGCTGATTCGGAGACTGCCGTCTTGCCGTTCTGGCTGATGGTGGCAAGGGCCTCATTGGCCTGTAGGTTGCCGATGGTTGCCCCCCGGGCTGCGCTGTTGCCGCCCCCGTACTCGCCGGCTGCGGTATCGAACAGGGCGGCATCCTCGCGGGCCTTACGGGCGTGGTCGTTCATCTGCTGGGCAGTGGCCTCCTGCTGCTGGCCCTGCTGCCGCGCCACGTCCATCTGTTCCATGTCCAGGGAGCGGCGGACAGCATCCGCCTGGGTGTTTGCGGTTGACCGCTGGGTGTCGTACTGGGCGGCAGTGGCGGTCGCCGATAGGGCTAGGCCGACATAGGCAATTGAAACGGGGTCGCACATGGTTGGGGGAGGTAGAAGTAGTCGAAGGGGTTCCCCGGTCTGTCCACGATGACGAACCCCAGGGAGCGGATGAAGGCCCGGTTGCCCTGGGCGGCCTTTGACACCAAGTTGCAGATGGGCCTGGGGTGGTGGGCGCGGAGGGCCCCGACGAACCTGCGGGATATGCGCGCAACGGCCCGGGGGTGGCCCTTCACGGCCTCCGAGCACAGCAGCCACGGGTGCACCCCCAGCGGGCTCTCCGCGATGCCCCAGACAGCCACCACGCGGTCCCCATCGTCAGCAGCCCAGGCCGCCGTGGATATGCGAATGGACTCCTCCACAACCTCATGGGGCGGCTTGCCGGAGCTGGACATCAGGACCTCCTGAAGGTCCTCCTCGCGGAGGTTCATCAGGTAGGCGTCAAAGGATGTGGCTGGGTTTATGGTCAGGTTCATCGGCGGGCGGCCTTGTAGGTGATGTCACCCACCCATTCGGCATAGGGCAGCTTGACGGGCATGTAGGAGTCGGACTCGATGGTCACCACGGAGTCGGCCGCCCGGGTGTGCACCGGGATTGGGAAGTCGCCCGTACTGGCCGCAACCTGGGTGGCCCCCTGATAGGGCCTGCCAGTGATCCGCCCATCCATCGGATAGGTGCTCTGTGCGCGCAGCAGGGGGGTCACCAGGGCCTTGAACCAGCCCGTGGTGACGTAGCGCACGATGATGCGGACCAGCTTGACTGCCGCTGACTGGATGGGCACCGAGTTGGTATCCCGCAGCAGGGGCTCAGTGAAGGTGTACCGGAAGGTGTAGGGACGGCCCACCCAGAGCTGAGTGGACGACAGGTTGCCCGCGAAGACCGCCCGGGTCCTCACGTTGGCCGTGTCGGGGGTCTCGCTGATGGGCGTCAGAACCACCGGCTCCAGCCCCGTGACGCACTGCAGGTACGTGAGCTGGCCTGCCCCGACGATGTAGGGGACATCAACGGTCGTGTTGGTGCCGTCAAAGGTCCGCGTGGGCGCCGAGGTTCGGAAGTCCAGCCGGGCTGCTACAGGGATTCCCGCATCAGCGAACTTCTCGTCCACGTTCAGGAACGCCATGACATAGCGCCCCCCCGCCGAGTCGGCCGGGCTCGCCATCCACAGGGTCATGTAGAGGCGCCTGGCGATCCAGTGGGTGTTGATGACCCGCACGGGGTCAGAGGTCCCCAGAATGATCTTGCTCCAGCACTTCTGCGATAGGCGGTCCTGGGCGTCCAGCTCGTACTTGAACAGCAGCAGCTCATTGGAGGCATTGCGGGGAACCACCACGATCATCTGGGCGGCGGCGCCCACCGATAGCTGGCGGGGGTATGCGGGGATGTAGGTCGGAACGTGGTCGCTGATGTCCTCCATCTGGTTGCTGCGGAGGTCCGGCGCAAGGCGGTACAGACTCACCCTGGCGCTCTCATTCAGGGTTGACGCGCACACCACCGCATTGCCCACAGCCACCGGAGGGGTCAGGTAGTGGGTCTCATAGGTCGTTGTGGGCTTCAGCCGGGCGTTGTCTGGCGTCAGGATGTCTCCACCCTGCAGAATGAACTGCTGCTTGTCCGTGCCCCACACCAGCAGGTTCTCGTTGAATGGCGTGGTGGACTCCAGCGACATCACGTTCTCGGATGGTGAGCCCAGGTCAATCGGGTCCGAGGCGAGGCCCTGCGTGGCCGAGCTGGCAAAGAAGTTGAAGTAGCTGCCAGTCCGCGACATGATGAGCGAGTCACCCGCGAGGAACCCCAGTCGGTTCCTGTAGAAGAACACGTTGCGGATGTACTTGCCCGTGACGAATGACGGAAGTGGGACAGTTGTATTACTGCCGACCTTGCGGTCAACCCAGGTGGCCGGCCCGAAGGTCCACCCGGACACGGTGGGCTTCAGCAGCCAGGGCATCGTGGCGGGGTCTATTTGGTACTGCGCGCCGGGCTGCAGGGTCTCCACCCACTTTGTGCCATCCCACTGCACGTAGTAGGCCGAGGCGGTGCTGTCCGCCGAGCCTGTGATGGTCACCACGTAGCCGGTCTCGAAGACGGGCGGGAGGTCTGAATACTTGGCGACTCCCGAGGTCAGTGACCGCAGGCAATCGTTGGACCAGGAATCGGACACCGAGCACCCGATGGGGGTGCCCACCTTGGTCACCTTCACGATGTTGGTGTTCAGCAGCACGTAGACCGTGTATCCCGGAAGGGCCGCAGCCAGGGCATCCCGTAGGCCCCCCGCGATGACCCCGTTGTTGACCCCCGAGGTTCCGGTGGTGTAGTTCACCTGGACGCCATTGATGGTCACCGCATAGGTGGTGCTGACGACTGCTGTGCGGACGCTGATGTAGGCCACATTGGTGACGGCCGCTGCGGTTGTCGCGGGGAGCATCGCGGGCTTGATGGAGCGGTTCACGATGAACGTAGAGTCGGCCACCGTGATGGCCCGAAAGTCGTCTATCGGGGCCCCCGAGGTCAGATAGGCATAGCCGCTGGGGGCCACCACGTTCTGCACGGTGCCGTCGATACCGTATAGGCACAGGCTCCCGTTGACGATCAGAAGCTCGTAGCGCCCGCCGAGGTCCCCCCGGTCCACCGAATGGCCGAAGGCGATGCCCCCGGACCCCGCGAGGGTGCCCCCGCTGGGGCCCGTGAAGGGGAGGCAGCTGACGAACTTGACACCAGGCCGCTTATAGAGACCATCCAACATCGTGCTGATGCCGTTCTCCTGCGCGGAACACTGGGTCGGGTGGCGCATGGCCGGTATCTGTTGGGACACCCCGCCGAACAGGCCGGGGAATGGGTGGGTCTCTAGTGGCATGGTTTTCTTAGTGGTTCATCAGGACGCTGGCGCAGCTCCAGGAGTCGCGCAGCATGTTGTAGTCACCCGTGGCCGACTCGTGCTGCGAGAGGGCCTGCTTGGCCTCCTGCACGTCCTCCTCGGTGATCCTGTAGGTGGACTCAGAGACCGAGCTGCGGCCCTGCATGGTGCTGGCCGCCCGCATCAGGATGTAGCGGCGGGCCGGCTCGGGCAAGTCGTCCCAGGCCAGCAGCCACACAATGGTGCCCGTGGGGGCATACAGCAGGGCGTAGCTGTGGGTGTTCTTGTCGTACAGCCGCAGGCCCCGCTGGATCAGGGTCATGTCGGTGATGGTCCGGTCGGCGTTCCAGGTGATCGTGTTGGCCGGCAGGGTGGCCGACTTGTCCCCCGCGAGGGCCACCACATAGGACTCCTCGGTGTTGAAGTCCCAGCCTTCCGACTGGATGACCCGCGAGGACTCCGACAGGGCCCTGATGGCCTTGTCCAGGGGGTACAGGCCCGAGAGGCCCAGCGAGGTAACAGGGGCCTCGTCGCAGGACTCCAGGATGATGTTCACGGCCTCCAGCTCGGAGGTCAGGGCAGTGGTGGTCATCCCGGCAGGACTTCGACAAGGGCCATGTCCAGAATCACAAAGTCCGCCGGGGTATTGCGGGTGACCGTGAACTGCAGGATGCAATCCTGCGTACTGTCGGCGTAGGCCAGCGAGTTGGCGGGCAGGTTGCTCCCGAACTCAGCCCAGCTATTGAACACAACCTGCGCTTGGGGGGTTCCCCGGTTGAGCATGGTGCGTTGCTTGAAGGCCGTTGACGCGCCCGTGCCGGATGCGGTGTATCCGCCCTGGAGGTCCATACCGGCCGTGTAGAGGGCCCCAAGAGTCTTTGTTCCGGCGGTGGCTGAGAAGGAGTACAGCGTGGTTGTCCGCAGCGCTCCATTGGGGCCCAGTGAGCCCCCAGGGATCACGACTGACGACAGCACCGCGACGCCGGTCCCAGCGGTATAGGCCCCCGCGACAAGGCCAGAAGGCTTGATGGTGGCGCCGGGGTCAAGCCACAGCTGGCATGCGCTTGTGCTGCTGAAGGTCGCGTAGTACAGCTGCTCCACGAGGCCTGCCGAGGCGACGCAGTAGGCCCGCACAATGCCCACGGGGACATAGGGCAGGGCGGGGAGGGCCGACAGCGCCCCCGTGCTGGTGATGGTCCCGCTGGGAAGCAGCACCACAGGAGACCCCGTTGCGAAGTACAGCCCGCACGTCCGGCCCTTCATGGGGCCGAAGGCCGCGTCCAGGGGGCTTCGCGCCTGCACAGGCTGGCCGGGGGTGTAGATTGCGTCAGACATAGATCACTCCTGGTAGATGACGACGATCACCAGGCAGCTGCCCGGTACGCTGGTGACAAGTTGCAGGCCCACCAGCAGCTCCTCGCCCATCGGTCGGGCGGAGATAGTGGTGCTGTTGCCGGCGCTGTTCAGGTAGCCCACACCACTGACAGCGTTCTGGGCATCGGAGCCGGGCAACAGGCCGGCGGCCGGCAAGGCCACACTGGGCCAACCCGCCTGGGCTGTGAGGATGTCCGCGTTGGCCGTGTCGGTGCGCTTCTGGACAACCACCCGGCCAGCCCAGGGGGGCATCTTGATGGTCATGTTCAGCTGGTCACCCACAGCCAGGCCGGCCTGCTGCTTGCAGTCGAACACCCACTCCATGCGGGTCGGGGCGTTTTCCCCGGGGACGTAGGAGGGCTGCGCCATGACCTTCTGACAGGCCGGCGTGGCGCCGATGTTGTAAGTAGCCACTCAGGGCTCCTCTATGAATTGGTGGGCAAAAAATAGGCCCCCGACTGGGAATCCAGAGGGGGGCCATTAGGGGGTACTGCACGGTGCGGGAGGTTGGGCTTCTTTGAGAGGCCCCCGCACGGGTTGCCTGTTAGGCGGTCTTCAGCTCAACGGCAGCTTCCGGGCGGAGGATGCCGTGGCCCATCAGGTACTTGGCGACGATCAGCGTGCCTTGGCGGCGGATGTCGTAGGCCATTTCGCTCTGCATGTCCAGCAGCTTCAGGGTGCCCACGGCGTCCTTGCCCATGATGAGCGCGGCCGTGTTCGTGAAGGTGCCCTGGTAGGCCGTGGGGCCGGTGGACACAACGCTGTTGGGCAGGTTGTTGGTCTTGACCAGCTCCATGCCGGCCACCTTCAACAGGGCGGCCTGCGAGTAGTCGCCATTGGTGCCACCGACATTGGTCCAGTCGCGGTTCACGAGGTCCTTCAGCTGGGCCAGCAGGTAATACTGGGCCGGGCGGATGTAGATGGACTTCTGCATCGACTGCGGCACGTCCTTCTCATCGAAGGCCTGGGCGGCGGCGAAGCAGCCCGCAACCAAGTTGGTCGCCACTGTCTTGTAGTTGGCGTCAATCACGGCCGAGCCACCATACGCGCCGGTGATCGTTGCCGACGAACGGGCGGCCAGCAGGCCCACCTGGAGGATGTTCTTGTCCCAGTTGGTCGCCAGCGCGATGCCGGTCTCGTTGCTGTAGATCGAACGGTAGTCGAAGTGGTTCTTCGCCTCATCAATGTTCGGGATGAACACGCTCGACAGCAGGAGGTCATCAATCGTGATGACACGCTCGTTGACGTTGGACACCGCCGGGCTGCCCGGGTTGCCACCGCCGACGATTTCATTGCCGACCGTGTGGTAGCCCGCCGTGACCTTCCAGGTGGCCGGGAAGCTCGCCGACTTGCCCTGGCTGATGGTGCGGACGAAGTGGCGCTCGCGGGTGACCGTGGCGGTCTCGAAGGCCGTCAGGACCTCGCCCGAGAAAATCTTGAGGAACAGTGCATCGGTGGCGCCAGCGCCGTTGACTTGACCGATGGGTTGAACGAAACCGTTTGCCATGATGGCTCCAGAACGCGGCTGCGGCCATGTAGGCCTGCGGGGTCCGCTTGGGTATCAAAAGGGCCCCTACCGCCGAATCGGGTAGGGGCCTGCAGGTGCCGGGCTGGAGTGCCGGCGGACTTGTTCAGGTCAGAAGTTTTCCATCCCGCCCAGGCGGCGCTCGACGGATGCCCGGTAGGCCGGGTCGCGGCTGTAGCGGGGGTCCCGCATGGCCTGGGTGACCTCGGCGCGGGACTGGAACGTGGCCTCGCCACCAGCACCGGCAGATGAGCCGGATGCCAACGTGGGGGCCCTGCCGAAGTTGGCGTCGTACTGCGCCTTCAGGCCATTGACGGCCAGAGCGCGTTCCGCCGCCGTGCCCGTGGACACCGCCTTGTCGAATGCTGCCTGGGCATCGGCGGGCAGGGCCTGGCTGGCCCAGTTCGCCAGGGCCTGGTACTGTGCATAGCCGCCCACCAGTGCATAGGTCTCGTTGGCGGCCAGGGTTGCAACGGCCTGCTGGCCTGCGATGTAGGCGTCCACCATGGACTTGTCGAAGCCAGCCTGCGCCAGTGAGGCGTAGCTGTCCTCCGAGAGGGCGCCTTTCTCGGTGAACTCGGCCTGCAGCTTTGAGACATCCACCGGGGCCTTGTCGGCCGGCGGGGATGTCTCTGCGGGGACCGGCGGGGTCTCCACTGGGGCCGCTGGGGCC